CCTGCCGAAATAAATTTACGGCGATATCGACTATTCTGAAGAAAGTCATAAAGATTAGTTTTTAATTTACCTACAGTAATAGGAAGAGACTTCGCAAAATCGACAGAAGCCTCATCCATATAAACAGACTTGCCAACATACTTCACAACATACCTAAGACGCTTATCCGAAACAGATGAAATCCAAACAAAACCTAAATCCTTAACGGCTTCACGAATGGCATTGTAGGACTGCGAAACATCCCAAAGAACACCATGAAAATGAAGACGAGGCTCATTACCTTGCTCCGGATGCATTCCGAATTCTTGAAAAACAGCATGTTTAATAGAATGACCAAAACGCCGGCGAACACGCTCAAACCACATGCGAATAAAAGAAGAAGGATTCAACAATGCACTATCGTAATACTCCGGAGCTATCGTAATCGTAACAAACACAGAGTTACGATGCAAACTCTTTTGATACTTAGTTTCACGCTCTAAGCGGACATACCAATCATTACGCTGCTGCCGCAAACACTCCTCACAACGACCACAAGGAACCATAATACGTTGAGTAAAATAATCCCAAGGCCGATTCATCAACAAAACCTTCCGATCAGTCAAACCTATAGTCCTAGAACTATATGCTCGATTCCTTATCCAAATGGGAGACTGACACATCTTTTATATCAAAATAAATACCGGGATACTGTTCATGCAACAAACAAACGTAATCCGAAGCCATTTTATACGATCGGAAACGCCGAATAACCTTAAAACACTTGCCTACACGCTTTCTCACAAAGAAAGGCGCATAGGCAAGCTCAAACGACTGATAATAACGAGAACTCATCAAAGAACTTTTCCTCCTAAAGGACGAACTACAATTCGCTTACCTCCTTTACCTCTAGTCTTCTTCTTCCTGCTCATACTTAGACAAACTTTTTTCATCAACCTCAACCAAAATCATACCTTGCATCTGACCGGAAGCAGGCAAAATCCTCATTTCAAACCAAAGTGCGCCGAAAGACAGAGCCTTAATGAAACCAGCAAGCTCTCTGTCAGACAAATAATAACATCCTTTAGGCAAGAAAACAGAGCTACAATCCAAATACGCAGAAAACTTAGAAGCTTCAGAATCCAAAGAATAAGGCAGATCATAACTCTTAAAAGAACCGTCAGGATCTTGATGACTAAAGGAAACCAAATAACCTCCATTCGAAAGAGGATAATTTGAAATCACCACCGTAATAATCGGATTTTTAGCAGAACCGGAAGACTTCAACATGTCTTCAGTAATAACTTTAGATGACATAATAAAATAAGGTTTAAAATTCAAAGGCAAAAATAAACAAAAAAATCAAACTCCAAATCATCAACGACGAAATTGACGAGTAGTTGTAGACGTGTGCCTAGTCCAACCTCCATCAGCAGGATTAGGAACGAAGTCCTCTGTAACATCCTCAAATCTTTGCACAGGAGGAGCTGCAGAAAGGACTTTTGCTCCGGAAACATGTCCAGCAGCAGAAATAGCTCCACTAACAGCAGTATTAACAATACTATAGCCAAAACGGTTCTTCTCAGAACGAAGCTCCCAGCGGTTGGTGTACATATCATACTGAAAATCCTGCAAATTAAGTTTCATATATTCTCTACGAATTTCCTTGCCGGTCATCTTGACCGTACGGTCAACCTTTCCGTTCTCGTCGATAATAGGAACCTCAACTTGCGTATTCCAGTTCACATCAAACCAATTCTCCAAATCATCCGCAGTCAATTCATTCACACGGGCCAGCTGATCCTGATTAGAAGCAGAAGACTTCAAATAAATAGCCCGAGCAGTCAACAACTGCAACTCTCCTTCAAGCAAATCATCAACATAACCGGTACGCATCTTAAGCTGATAATACTCTTCCTTAGCCTTACCAAGATCAGCCTTAATCAGCTCGAAATTATAACCAAAAGCAGCATCTTTCAACTCGTTATCAATAGAATAAGACAAAGTTATCGCAGTATTCAAGCTTGCACGCGATGTAGATTCAGTAATCCCAGCTTCAGCAAGTCCTGCCTGCGCCTTCATCAAACGTTCACGCAAATCCTTATCCAAAGTCTGAGACTTATACCACTCAGCTTCAGCATCATTAAGAGCTGCCGCCGAACGCTCACGATCCTTCTGAGCATCTTTCAACTGAATATCCGCATACGCAGAAGGATTACCAGCAAGAGCAGCAAGACCCCCACCGGAGCCACTAGCCACAGGACCATGACCGGATGGGGCCCCACCGCTAGCGGTGGGTATAGTAGCAGAAACACCAACGCCAGACTGACCAAGAACAGCCGCAGGATTTAAACCAGCAGCCAAATTACGTTCAAGAACAGCAGAAGGATCATTATACGCATTCTGATAATCAAACATCTGCTTGTCATGAGCCAACTGAAATTCCGCAGACTTAGACATCTGTTCAAGGGCATACTGCTGCTGCAATGCCATTTCCTTTTGCTTATACTTCCAATTACGGCGTGCAGAAATACCACCGAACAAAGCATCAGCAATACCGGCACCAGCAGAAGAACCAGCAGAAGCGGCTGCATTCATACCAAGCGACTGACCCATCAAAGCAGCAAAACCAGCAGCAGGCATATTAAGGAAGCTTTAAATTAGACCGAACATCAAGATAAACCGTATCACAATGAACACCGGAAGAACGATAAACCAACTTCCGACTACATGAAGCAACAAAATAAACAGATAAAGCCGTAAGAATGGAAATCAACATTGTCCAAAAACTCTTCTTACGATAAAACGGTACCTTTTCCATAACAAAAACATCAATAAGAAACCATAAGAAAATACGCTATCGAAACCGCAATTCGATATCCAATTTCGATGTTCAAAGCAAACATCAAAACCGGTCCGCGCACATATCATATATCTTCTAGTAAAGGGATATGTAATTTTCTTTTAAAAACAATAAGTTTATACGGGCAGCACGCCGACACCGTCGACATAAAGTGCTGATTATGAAGGTGCTAGACGCTACCTGCGGTGCGAGGTAGGAAAGTGGACAAGGACCCGAAGGGAACACCTAGATGAACCCTTCGGAAATCCTAAACCCTATCAATCTTCTTTCTCCGGCTTAGCATTCGAAGACGAACGCTGCCGCTCAAGAAAGTCATCAATAACACCCTGTCCACTCTCCAAACCATCAAACTTGTCGATCCGGGAAAACGAGTTCGGATCGAAGTCTAGCGGTGGGTCATAACTCTCACCTTTCCGGAAATCAGAATCCGACGCCTGGACATCCGGACGGCCAGGCAAAACATCTACAGAACCGGAACCATTCAAGACCGACATAATTCGCTCTCCTCGAGACCTATACTCCGGAAGGTCTTCAATCAAATACTCCAACATATTAACGACTAGATAAACGAGTTGCGAAAGACTTGTTCACAAGATTCTTAACAACTACTTTGTACGACATATTAACAAAAAAGTTATCCTCCATATCGGAAGCAAAAGGGTTATTAACAGTATTCAAATTGGTAAAGAGCATAGAGGGACTAATCTCATTCGGATTTGAACTCAAACCGATCAGATAAAAATCTCGCTGCTGCACCCAATAAGACTGTAACGGAACAGAAGCCTTAGGCGTAAGAGTAGACTGTAAAGAACCTAACACCTCATCATAAGAAGACCGGAACTCATTATAACAAGGCTCCTTGGCTACGGTCATACTCTGAGAAACGGAACCAGCTTTCCAACCATAACCAACACGCCAGAAGGGAACATCCTGATAACCGATGTCATTGTAAATCGGGTTGAAATAATCGGGACCGCGGTACTCCAAATAATCGGGGCGTATGCCGGTCCAGAAATAAACAGGCCGGATCGTCAGCATGTCAAAGATATAACCGGGCTCCTTGAAGTAATAAGTCTGCTCGCGGCCAAGCACAGTATTAAACGCAATAGAGCCACCCATCTGACCAAGTGCAGCAGCTTCACCACCTGCAAAACCGGACTGACCGGCTTGATTCATAACAACCTGGCTATTAACCATAACGGACGAACTAAAAAGAAGCTTCGGACGATCCACATGCTCAATCTTAGAGGCAAAGAACGTATAAAGCCAATCAGAATAACGAGAACCGGATGCACCAATAAGGTCTTTATACTCCTGCAAACGTGTCGCAACAGCAAGCTGCGGGATAGTCTTAACGCCGGTAAAATCGACATCAGAATTAGAATCACCCGGCGGCATAAGACGACTAAAACGATCGGGAGAACTTGGACACACAGCCATAGGATGCGCTGCCAAAAAAGGAACATTCAACGTCGCAGCAAAATAAACCTTAGAAGGTACATTTGTATCGGTACCAGTACCATTATTCCAATCAACCGTAGGCTCCTGCACATCATAAGGATAAGCCGGAACATTAAAATTAACATTCTGAGGAAACGTCTGCACCAACTTGTTAAAATCCGGAGCCGCTGCCATTGTACCCGTATTAAACAAATCAGAACGAAGAATCTCAACGAACAAATCAGAACGATTCCACGTTAACTCGTCTCGATCAGAATCAACCTTCCTGTCCCTCGGATAAAACATCGTCTCAAAGTAATGATCCAAGAACTCCAAATTACCATAACGCTGCCAGAAATAGGAAGCTTGCGAACGATACTCAGCCCGCGACACAGAAGAGGTAGAAGTAGTATAAAAAGTAGGCCGATAAGTTCCGGGATGAGCAAAAGAAAAAACACCCCAGGAGGAGTACGAGTAATAATTACGGACAATATCCCAGTAGCCTAAATAAGTATCTGCATTCACAGTAATAAACTTCGACGCTGTCTTAAGAATAGTATCAATAGCAGGCACCGTATTAACATCATAGTTGATAATAGGACTATTAGCAACACGAAGCCACGACATCAAACTATTGGGAAGTGCAGCACGATGATTAAACGGCATAACCTGACTAAAAAATGCAGCAACACCGGGACGCGGATACATCAAAGAAGTGTACGAACCTTGACCTTTATTATCTACACAACCGGGAATAAAGTTAAACGTCAAATCGTTCATATCAAACTTAGACGAATTAACTCGCATTTCAGGATGATACAATTGCAAAGGAACCCAAAACCGATGCAGCCGAAGTACATAAGGGTTAAACGATGGAACACCCAAGGGATTTGAACGGACATCAATACCTTGATGCAACGTAACTCGATCACGAGCATTGACAAACTGAATACGGACCGGGTAAATAATACCCGGCGTAACAGAAAACGCCTTATTCTCGGGCATATCATACCGAGAATAGCCATTTACAGCATGAGAAATAAAAGGTTGCTTACCCATAAACTATTTTATTAAAAAAAGGATTAGAAGAATCAACACCAAAACAGTCTACCCAAAAATCAATAACATCAGAAGTTACCGCACGAAAACGCAAACGAAACTTAGCCTTACTCAAAAACTCCCGAAGCTTCACAAGGCGCGAAAAACCTCCTTTAACAACACGGGAAAAGTCGGAGGGACGAAGGACCCTCTCAGCAACTTCACGAAGAAAGCCAAGAGCCAAAGAACTCCCGAAAGCACTAGCATAGGTCCAAGCAGTAGAAATCTTACGAAAAAATAACGCATCTTGAGAAAGATACTTATCGTAATAGCGAGGAATTCGATACCGATAAACATGACCAGTCTGATGATCTGTGTAAGACCAAAGACCAGAAGCAACACCGGGAGCTTTAAAATCACCCAAACAATCACCA